CAGGGGCGCAACATCTGCTTTAGCTCCGGTTGGGCGTACTATTCAATCTGCATTGGCACCTAAGTCTGGCGCATTGTCGGATCTTGCGGCTGCTGCGGGATCTGCCGCCCAAAAAGGTGCGCCAGGGTTGTCTGTTGCGGAAGCGCAGGCATTGCAGGCTGCTGGCCATGAAGTGTTGCCTACTCAGATCCAAGGCGTTCCGAAAGCGGCGCAAGCTGCGGCTAATAAGGTGCCAGATTCCGAAACTATCGGAAATCTTAATCGTGCTTTGGAAAGCCACAAAGCTGGTCATAAAGTGCAATTTCAAACATCTATGGACAACATCAATCAGAAAATGTTTGGTGCGCCCATAGACATTGCAGCAACAAGGCAAGCTGCTGACTATGCTGCAAAACAACAATTTCAGCCTTTGTATCGGGCTGCATTTAGTGATCCTGCGGCACAGCGCGTATGGCTCCCTGAAGCGGAAACTGTCCTTAATTCGTCTTTTGGCAATAAAGCCGTAGAAGACGCTGTTAAAATTCTTCAGAACAGCGAAGCCCGCTCGGCGGCTGCGGCTGGCCGGACTGCTAATGTTATTCCTAACCCGTTTGTTAAAAATTCTTCCACAGGATTTTATGAACTTCCAGTTTATACGATGCCTAATGGCAAAACTTTAACTGGCCCGCCCCCGAATTTGGAATTTTGGGATGCTGCTAAACGGTCATTAGGGGATCAGTACGAAATACTGGCTAAATCCACCAGCGATATGAAAAGCCGCACTTTTGCTGGACAGCTTGCCCCTATTCAAAAAGAATTTACTGAAGCATTGACGACGCAGTTCCCTAAGTATGAAACTGCATTGGGCTTTGGCAGGCGTTATTTTGGCGAAGACAATGCTTTCAAAGCTGGATTGAAATTTTTTCAGCAAGCCAGTGGCGCTACCAAAACTGATCCCCAGAAATGGGGGCAATATGTTGCTCAAGTAAATGGGTATACGAAACCCAATGGCACATCTGTGCCTGGATATACACCCACTGAAATTAAAAACTTTCAGCAGGGTCTATTGGCTTTTGCTAAAGAAAATCCGGAAACAATTGCTATTGCGTTCGCTGACAAAAAAGGCGCTGGTGAGTTAACTAAACAGAATTTCGATGCGGTCAAAAAGGCGCTTCCGCCCCAATTGGCGCAGCAAATTGAAAATTCTGCTCAGATGATGAACATATCATCCATGGCGCAAGCGCTTAAAGTGCAGGAACCGCAGGCCAGTGGCAATCTGGTACGTAACCTTGGAATTTTAGGCGGTTTAGGCGTAGGTGCGGAATCGTTGAAGCATCTGGCTCCAGAAGCTATCCAGCATTTGGTTTCTAGTCCCACTGCCTTAACTATGGCTGCGCTGACGGGTGGCACATATGCCGCCAAGAAAATTGGATCTGCGGCCTATAATGCTGGTGAACAACGCCGTGCTGAGACACTTTTGAGAATGCTTGAATCGAATGATCCAAATACGATTGAGCAGATTAAAAAAGCCATGGCGACGAACAAGAACGTCAAGCAAGGTATGGATGCTGTTGAATCTGCATTTACACAAGCTTTGGCGTCTAATTCTGCATCAGAAGAAAATGTGTCCAACGCATTACAGAGAACTACGGGTCTTCCTGTTGGCAGAAAAGCTGGTGGTCGCGTCAACAAACAAGGGGCGGAAGCCCGTGCTGAGAAGCTAATTCGGATGGCGGAAACAGCTAAAAAACATGTTAATAAGACAACTGAAACACTGCTTCAGGCTCCGGATGAAGCGGTTGCTAAGGCCCTGAAAATCGCCCAAGCTCATATCTAAAGGTGCCGCATGACGACGACATACACCACCAATAAGGATCTGGCTCTTCAAGGCACTGGCGATAACGTCGGGACTTGGGGCACCGTAGCAAATGCCAACTTTTCAATTATTGATTCGGCATTCGGTGGTACTACGTCGATCACACTGTCAAACGTCAATGTGGCTTTAACCCAAGTTCAGGTTGAGCCTGTACGCATTAAATTGTCTGGAACGGTTGCTGCATCATTGCAAGTAATTTTTCCTGCGGGAATTTCCGGATTTTTTATTGTTCAGAACGGAACTTCGCAGGGTTCTAACGTCATTACGTTATCTAATGCCAACGGCGGATCAACGGTAACTGCCAATACCAGTGGCTCCACATTTATTTTTGTGGACGGATCTGCGGGAACGCCCGGCGTGGCTCTGGCCAGCCCTACTACTGTGACGGCAGGAACGGGTATTTCCGTTGTTGGCTCTACGGTTAGCTTGTCAACACCAGTGTCGGTGGCAAATGGCGGTACGGGGCAATCCAGCTATACCAATGGTCAACTTTTGATTGGCAACAGCACAACTGGTTTATTGAGTGCTGCAACATTGACTGCTGGAACAAATATTTCCATCACGAACACACCAGGAAATATCACGATCAATGCCGGTTCTGTGGGTGGTGCGTCCAGTTACACTGGATTGCAGACTTATTTAGGGTCAGCAACCAACTTAGCCATGTTGATAACCAACGCGGCTGAAGTAGTGACAATCCTTGGAACTACACCATCTAGCCCCGTGACTTTTTACGTAACCAATCAATCGGTTGGATACGTGACTTCCAATGCAACTGCGAATTGGACATTTGCCGTCACTGGCTCATCCACGGCAACGCTTAGTTCCATGCTCGGCGTTGGTCAGAGCATTACGATTGCGTATCTGCAACAGTGTGGGACAACTGCCTATTACAACAATGCCTTCACCATAGATGGAACATCCGTTACGCCGGTCTGGCAAGGCGGATCTGCTCCTACGGCTGGTTATGCGTCTTCCTTGAATGTGTATACTTACACAATCATAAAGACATCAGCGACTCCAACTTGGACAGTTATGGCGTCGTTAACTCAGTTTGCTTAACTTTTTTTACGTTTGGAACGTAGCAAAGTTTATGGTGGTCTGCGCAGCACCATTTGTATGTGGTTAGCTTTCCACAATACAACGTGTCTCCATAATCAATGGCGCTGATTACATATCGGCAGTGCCGGTATTCTAAATCGACCAACTTTACGGAATGTTCTGGATCCGATGCTGGTGGTTCCGGCACCGGATCCAATGTCGGTGGTTCTGGAATTTGATCCAATAAGTATGGTAAATTTAACTGCTCTTTTGGGATTGGTTTTTTGCGGGTTTTTCCAATGCTTGGCATGTTAAGCTCCACCGTTGGTTGAAAGCTATGCTCAAGAACAATTTTACCGCGTAAGTTTACGCCTTTTTCCCGCAACCTATGAATATTACCCATGACAGAACCACGGGTAATTCCAAGTTGGATAGCTATTTCTTTAGCTGAATGCCCAGCTTCCCAAAGCTTAACTATTTCTAATTTTGCTTCATCCATGACATTACCTACGATTGTATGCATACGAACGAGAAGGTTTACGGGGCCGATCTTCGTATTTTTGAACTTTTCCAACATGTTGCATATTTAAAATAATTGGATCACGAGTTTCCCAAACCATGGAATCATTTTCATCTCGGTCTGGAGTTTTGTACATTTGCGTTACAATAATGTAATCGGTTTCTTCCATTACATTGCGTAAAGCATCCAAATTTGGGGCTTCATGTTCACCAACGACTTGGTGGACCAGCTTTTCCCATCTGCCAGTGTCTTCTATAGACCCTTGGGATGAAGGCATATTCATTGTAAACAGAAACTTGGTCATTACTTTTCCCTTTGCACAATTGTGCCGTCCATTTTGCGTTTTAATTTGGAATTTCTTCCAAACGGCATTGTTACTTTTGCAGTTTTTATGCCCATGTGTTTAGCACGGATTCGTTTTACCTTTGCTATCAACGGCATATCAACTTTCGCAGTATGATGCCGATGACAAGACCGATGTGCAACGAACCAATTACTACTATCGTCCTTCCCGCCAGCTTCAAGGGGTATCTCATGACTGACATCCCATTCTTGGCCAGCGTCAACACGCATTTGACACATGTGGCATATGCCTTTGTGGCGTTCAAAAATTTCAATCCTTGTTTTGGTTGATATGCGAACGCGCTGCATTAATGCACCACGCCATCATGCGGGGTTTCGATTTTTGAAACTGCACCAGACATTGCAATTATACCAGTGCAAAGCAAAGCAACATTTTCTTTAAATTCACGGTCATTAGTTGAAATACTTTTGGAAAAAGACACGCATAATTCTGTTAAAACTATAAAAATATCTTCAGTAGTCATGCTAATTTTATCGCTATGCGATGCAATAAGCATCACAATTTCCTTGCAAATTTCAGCTTGGATTTTAATTGTAAACTTTTTCTTTCTGGGTTTCTTTGTCATAGCTTCATTTCCGCTCTACGAGTTGCTTCATGTGATTGCCATTCGTGAAATTTCATACGGATATATTCCATTTGAACTTTCAACAAACTGGCTTGCTCTCTAGCTTTAACCATTGATGTGACATGCTCATGCCATATGGACGATCCCTTGACGAGCATTTCAGCTTTACTAACTGCCATGTCGCCAAGAGAAAGCATTTGTTTAGACAAGAACGCGGATTTTGTTTCTTCCAAAATGTTAGCGGCAGCATCAGCATCCACCCATTTTTTGGCTACAATCCGAAATTGCTCACTTAATGGAAGATTGTTCTCTGCGTCCATGTTTCACCTATCAAAATGGGATTTCATCATCCACATTGTTAGCATCATTGTTTTTTTGGGATTGCTGATATTCACCCTTTGGTTTTGCCTTGACTAGTTTAAGGTCCAAATAGACATTTCCTTTGGAGCTTGTTTTGCGTGTCAGATTCACAAAATAATCACCAGGTTCTTCCACCATTACGGATCCCTTATAATCCGCATGCCAAGTCTCTGTCTTGGTATCGTTTTTGAACAAAGCAGTCTGATTTGGTTTCTTTTCATAGGCCACTGGGCTCACTCCTTATTAAAAGCTTCTTGCAGATCAACGATCTTTGCATCCAGTTCTTTTAGGAAATCAATGACTTCCTTTTCCATGTTTGCAATTGCAGCATCGTCACGCTCTACGCGCTTAATGAATACCTGAAAATTGTCTGGCAAGCGCGGATCATACGATATGAAATCCACCCATTTACGGCCAGTACATGCCATCTGCCACTGCATCTGTGTCTGATATTTTTGTGGCACCGTTCGTGTTATGCACGTTTCGATATGGGTAGAAGTATTTGGGCACTTAATTTCCACCATGCCATCAGCATCAATCAAACCATCAGGGCTACACCCAGATAGCTCAATTTTTGGGTGGGGGACGAAAGCGACCTGATTAACCAAGACCCCTAACTTGGCTTCATAGGCGAGCCGCGCATGGGGCTCCTGTTCCGTCCCCCACTGCATAGCCGCGTTGATATACATGTCGGCTGGCTTGCCCGTAAGCCTTTCGACAATCAACTCGGCCATGTAATTAGCCCTAGATGCACTAGGACCGGATTTCGTTTTGGCCATCAAATCGGCCATTCGGCTTGCTGTGACTTTGCCACAACGAATAGCCAACCATTCTGGTGTTCCTTGTTCCATAGTTTTTATCCTTAAATTTCGTCGCTAGGATCTTTGCTGCCAAAAGTCATTGTTTCTGTTTCTTCAGCAGCTTTCTTCAACGCAACCATCTGAGATTCAGAAATGGTTGAACGCACATCTTTATTCTCGCGCCACCATTTATTGAAAGCATCCTTGCCTTCCTTGGCAGCAACCATCGCTGACGCAAATGTAATGCGTGTGGCTTCTAAAGTTTTATCCTGTGCTTTGGTCTGGCCAGCCACAGCGGCATTGCCATCATCATCATCTGCGGCAAGGTTCAATATCGCAGACATGCCATACCGCCGCGCATATGTAAGCGCAGAGCCAATGCCGTGAGCATCTGGCTTGCCAACCGGCATCGACAGGACTTCCGACATGAACTCGCCAGACTTGTGCAAAATCATTGTTTCCACTTCAACACGATTATCTGAAGTACGCGGAAACTGAAGAATGGACAGATCATTGGTGGCAAGCGGTTCACGGATAGCGTCACGCAGCGCATTGATGTCGGCATACTTGGATTTGAATGCAGGATTGACACTACCTTTGGTGGCAGCTTCAATCTGGCCTTGGGCCTTGGCAAGCGCCGTAGCAAGCTCGCTTATCGTTTCAGACATTTTCATCGTTTTTCCCTTTCTTGGGGTGATTTGACTTAGCCAAAATACGCCGATGTCAAAGGATGTCAAGGCACCCTTGACATTTTTTTTGATGGTCTGTATGGTTTCAGCATGAAAAAACGCAACGCCGTCTTATGGCGGGTGTTTGAGCATTTCGGCAGTGCCGCTGCTTTGGCCCGCAATTTAAATTTAACCCGTGCAGCAGTGTCTGCATGGACGCATGTCCCGTGGACACATGTACGAACGATTGAGCGGCTTACCGGCATCCCTAAAGAGGAACTGCGTCCAGATGTCTATCAAAAATAACATAGCCGTCACGGACATTTTACGAATGTTCAACCTGGGGATGGACACGAAGACCATTGCCCAGGTGTTGGATGTGGAAGAAAGCAATGTTTACAACATTTTAGCTTTTGCAAAATCGGTGGAGAAAAATTTTGGAAGTGATTCTCAAATTGTCAGAACTTCCACCAAGCGTGAACAGCATTTGGCGCACGGGCGGGGGCCGGATGTATCGCAGTACGAAATACCAGAATTGGAGACATTCCACATCCAAGGAAATTATGGTTCAGATGATGGGCCAAAAGGGAATTAAGGGAAAATTCGGAATTTATGCGGTATTCATCCGAAAGGATAAGCGGAAACGGGATCTGGACAATTTGTTCAAAGGACTTTTGGACATATTGACCACGATGAAAATCATTGAAGATGATTCACTGATGGAGAACATAGCCGCAGAATGGGCACCCAATGATGGGCATTTCGATTGTGCGGTGATTGTGTGGGTAAACTCAATACCGACAGATAACGATGAAGGAGAAAACAATGGAAAAAAGCGTCGTAGAAAAACTGGTGAAACTTTGCCCGACGAATCCGACACTTGATTTGTGTGCCGCCAGCCAGCCAAATCTTTGGATTGAATGGTGCAAAGCCCGTGGCAGGCAAAATGAACCTAGCAATGTGTGGACAGAAATTGATGTGTATAATCACATTTGGTCTTTGTCGTATGCGTATCCCGATTTATCCAGCAGATTTGGTGGCACAGAGTGATAATCCAGTTGAACCCGACTATTCCGTTGACTACACCGCTTGGCCGCGCTTTGTGCCATTTCCTGATCGACAATGGGGATGAGCATCATCTCCTCTGGGTGTGCATACAGGATGATACTGGGGAAATTTGGGTTTGGCCTAACACGCAAGTGAAGGGCCGCAACAACCCAACTATGGGTAGAAATCTAGAATCCAATAAAGTTTAACAAAGGGGAAAAACATGAACCACAAAGACGCACTTCTCTCTGCTGTCACTATTCTAAATAAACGT